GCTAAGCAGATGATGATTTGTCAGGAATCAGGTTATTACCCTCCTAATAATACAGCGTGTGTGCAAGGGCATTTTAAGTGTCCATTCAGTGATGCTTATAATAATGGGGGGATTTGTGGGGTTAGTAGAGAGATTAGAGAGCAGAAAATTGAAAGGTATTTTGTCGTTTCCGAACCTTGGGACCCTGAGAATCTTTAGGTAACTTTTATGCACATCCATCGCTACCGTAGGGTTAATATTGGAAAGGATAAAACTTATTATGTAATGCAGTGCCGTAAGCCTAACTGCACACATTATACTCCTATGCAATCAAAAGGTTCATGTCCTACCCTCATTGATAAGCAAGCTGAGTGTAATAGGTGTGGTAACCCTTTTGTCTTAGACCGTAGGGCTTTAAGACTAGCCGAACCTATCTGCTTTGGATGTGTAAACAGGAAAAATCTTAAAGATGCTGATGAATTCTTTAAAGAACTGGAGGAATCTATATGAATAAAGAAGAACTCCAATTACTCTATGAAGTTTTAGATTGGACTATATCTACAAGTTCAATTAGATCTCATAATATCTATGATAAAGCTCAAGAGGCAATGAAGATTGTTGTAAAGGAATTAAAGGAAAATGGGCCCTCTCAAAGCCGATGAACAACCTATCCGTCCAGTTATTTCTTTACTATCCAAAGGAGTAACCGGCACAGGTAAAACCGTTGCATCTTGTGGAAAAGAGTTTCGCCCTGTTTATGTATTCATGAATGAGGGCAGATTTGAATCAGTAATTGAATACTATAAGAGATTAGATGGACATGTCCGAGATGTAGAGTATGATAACTTTCATATGGGTTCAGGATTCTATTCTTTAGATAAGAGAATGGATGAGCTTATTAATTCCTGTCCATATAAAACTGTAGTAATGTCATCTCTAACATCATATATTCATATTGTTCTAGCTCATCTAATTAAAGATAAAGCCGGGCGAACTAGACAATCAGGACAATCAGCAGGTAAGAAAATTGGGGGTATTCCGGTTAATGAACTAGAAGATTTCAATGCTGAAGATGCAGCTATTATTTTTGAGATGTGTGCATTCCTTCAGCAGCTTAAAGCTCAAGGGACTAATGTAATTCTTGAAGCTCATATCTCTCCCTATGAAGTTAGTTCTATTACTGATGGTAAGAAAGAATCTACTACCATCATGCAAATCTTAACAAAAGGAAAGAAAGCCCCAGCACAGATACCAGGATACTTTAATGAAGTTTATCTATTTGAGAAGCGGTTTAAGGGATTTGGACAATCTGTAGCTTACTCAGTTAATACAGTAGGAGATTCAACTACAGATTGTAAAACATCTATGGGAATTGAGGGGTTTGATTGGTCCAATCGTGATTTTAGTGAATTATTAATTGCTCAATTATCTGATGAGATAAAAGAAACGAGTAGAAAGGATCCAAATGCTCCCGCTAGAGTTTCCTTCTGATCTATCCCCTTCTATAATTATGCAGTCATTTAGTCCTGATGAAACATATAAAGATATTAATTTTGTAAGGAAAGAAACCGAACAACTTGCGGAACAGCTTAGGAGACTAGCATGAACCTCAAAGAGTATATGGAAGAGATTGAAAGGATTTATAGGAAAACTGAGCAAATAGAAAATCAACTTGAGGACTGTGCAAGAATTATTCGTAGTATAAGAATTAAAATTGATGATCTTCCAACAGATCCTAAAAATATTGAAATTGATAAAGAAGAAGATTCCTAGATGCCCATCTGGAGAGTCCTATTACCTTCAGGAGAGCAAATAATCCATGCCGATGTAGTCCATCATGACCCTGTAGGTAATATCTATTTCTCAATAAGGAGGGATGATGATTATACGTTCACCGCCGCATTTGTAGACTGGAAAGAAATTGAACTACTATCACTAGACCAACAACCAAACTCAACCAATAACTAAGGAAACCCGAATCATGATTAAAGTCACTTCAAGAGATGCACTTAAGTCTGAGGTAGTCAAGCCTGGAACTTATAAGGGCCGTTGCGTGTCCTATCAGGCTAAGACTGCTTCTAAGGATTCTTCAATCGTTCATTATTTTGAGATTGAAGTTGAGAATAGTGGTATGTGGTATCCTATTCAGGACTACATGGTTTCAGAGAAGGCAGCAGGAATGGGAAAGAACTTTTTCCTTGCCTGTGGATTTCCTGAAGCTGAATGGGATAAGCTGGTAAAGGGAGAGGCCACTAACGTAGATATTGACCCGAATGATTGTGTCAATAAGGAGTTCAAGGTTTCGGTTATCAATACTCAGTTTGATAATCGGACTCAAAGCAAGGCTGGAGATTTCTTTAAGCTCTAAAAATTGTCCTATTAATCCTTGTGAATCCTAACCGTGTAGGTTGTCGAGGGGGAGATATAGCCATTCCGGTTATATTCTTGATACCGAGGGGGCGGATTCTAAATAGGAATTAGTGGGGCAAGGGAGAGGACTTTCATTCAAAGGTATAATAAACCTGCGATGATTGTTCTCTCCCATTTAAAACATGACCAAACTTAAGTTTAATCCGAACTATAAACAATGGAGAAGAGATTATGAAACTATACCAGTGTATACCAAAAAGGAACATAATGAAGCTCTAGCTAAAGTTAAACAAGAGCTAACTGTAAATAGAGTAGTGCAATCATTCACAGGTTTGTATGGTCCAGATGATTGTAGAGCTATGCAAATTCTAGCTATACATCAAACTCCTGACGGCTTATTGATTGTAGTTAGATGATGAACATCAAATCCGAACAAAATTGGGTCCGCAAAGTTCATTTAATAGCGGAATACCATAAAGCCCAGCAAGCTAAACATCCCAAGAAACGTAATCATGGGATATGGAAACTTGCTGATACCGCTAAAGAACTAGGATTCTCTACAGGGTATGTTTCGGAATCAATTAAGATATCAGACTACATAGATAAGCATCCAGGGGATTGGACTAAGGTGGATAGAGGAACGGTTTTGGAGATGATTAGAAATGAAACCTGAAAATCTTAAGTGCCCCGATTGTGATGGTCCAATGATTCCTAGAACTTCTCAGTATGGTAAGTTTTGGGGATGTAAAAACTATCCTAAGTGCAAAGGAACTAGGGATAGTATGGGATTAAGTAAAAGAGAAAAAGAACAATTACAGGATGATTATGATAAAGGAGGATGGACATAGTGCAAGGATACGTCCCCGGAGTAGGCCCGAAATCAAAATTAGCTATTATAGGTATAGCTCCAGGCAGCGAAGAAGTCATTAAGGAGAAACCCTTTGTAGGTCCATCGGGTTCCATTCTCCGTTCTGATCTTAAAGATGCCGGAATCAACATCGAAGAAACCTATAGGACTAATATATTCAAGTATCAATTACCTAACAATCAATTTGAGAAGTATCAAGAAATTGGACTTAACTTACAAGAAGCTTTGGCTGACCTTCAAGAAGAGATTAATACAATCAATCCCAATTGTATCCTTGGTCTTGGAGATCCAGTATTAAAATCTCTCACTGGTCATAGTGGAATTAATAGCTGGCGTGGGTCGATTCTTTTTGCGCTCGGTAAGAAAGCTGTATTTACTTGGCATCCGGCTGCGGAGCTTCATGGTGAGGGAGAAGGACAATGGAAAACATGGCAGCGTTATGTAAGAAAGTTTGATGTTCAAAGGGCTGTAGAAGAAAGTTCTTATCCTGAACTTGATTTATCCCATCGTAATCTTATCATAGCTAGGTCATATTCAGATGTATTTAGATTCTTTGAACGGAATAAAAATGAATCCTATTGTGCTTTAGATATTGAAGCTATTGAGAATATTCCGGTTTGTATTGGATTCTCATTTATACCCTCTGAAGCTCTATGTATCCCTCTCTTTAATACTCTTCCAATTAAAGTAGATAATAAGAAAAAGTCTTATGAACGTAATGTTGAAATATCTACGATACCGTCTGGAGACCTCGCACTTATTTGGCAAGAAATAGCCAAACTATTACTTAACCCTAAAGTTTCCTTCATAGGACAGAACTTCAAATATGATGAGGATAAATTAAACCGGCTTGGGTTTTTCCTACACTCTCTACACTGGGATATTATGATAGGAACTCATTGTATCTCTTCGGAGATGCCCAAGTCCCTAGCATATCAGACCTCAATCTATACTAGAGAACCTTACTATAAAGATGAAGGTAAAGAGCTTAACTTTAAGAAGGAAGGAATAGAACAGTTCTTTCTATATAATTGTAAGGATGCTTGCATTACCCGTGAAATATTTGACGTTCAACAAAAAGAACTTAAGGAAATTCCATTTGGTATTCCTCATGCTACATGGAGAATGCAACTTCATAAAGCCTATCTTGATTTAGACCGAGTAGGATTTGCAGTAGATGAAGAAGAAAGATGGGAACTAATTCATAAGTATGTAGAATGGGGAGTAAGATTAGAGAAAGAATTATTTGATTTAATTGGACATACAGTAAATTTTAGAAGTCCTAAACAAGTAGCTGAATTACTCTACGAAGAACTAAAAATACCAAAAAGAGCCGGAACCGGAGAACAAGTAATAACCGGACTTTTAGGAAATGTTCTTAAACCCGGTAAACATAATACAGAGATACGAATATGTGAAATTATTCTTGAATATAGAAGGGTAGATAAATCATTAGGGTATTTAAAAGCAGCGCCGGATTATGATGGAAGGATGAAAACTACATTTAGAATATGTGGAACAGAGAACTACAGAACATCAACTAATATTCTTGATCCTCCTATCAGACCAGAAAAGATGGGATGGGCAATGCAAACTGTAAGTAAACATGGAGATATTGGGAATGATTTAAGATCTATCCTAGTAGCCGATAGAGGATTTATCATAGTAAATATAGATCAATCGCAGGCTGAGGCTAGAGTATGTAGTTTATTAGCTGATGATGAAAAAACTCTAAAAGAGTATGACCTTATTGATAAACATGCTCTAACAGCTAGTAAGTTCTTCGGTGGAGAAGAGAAAGATTACTCTAAGAAAATCCTCGGTTATGAATGTCCTGAAAGATTCGTAGGTAAAGCACAACCTTTAACAGCTAAAATATTAACTCCTTCTGGATGGAAGTTAATGAAAGATATTAGGATAGGAGATACTATTTGTAATAGTTACGGTTCAAGTAGTAAAGTTACAGGAGTTTATCCTCAAGAAAAGAAAGATATTTACGAGGTTGAGTTTTCAGACGGAAGCAAAACTCAGTGCTGTTTAGAACATAATTGGAATGTTCGTAGTCCCGCAGGTGCCTGGAGAGATGGTCCTTATGAGATGAGAAGTTTATCTTATATAAAAAATAATCTGAGAAATAATTCAGGAGAACTAACTAAACTAATTCCAATAACCCGAGCTGTTGAATTTGAGAAAAATCCTCTTCCTATACATCCATATGTAGTTGGATTACTATTAGGAGACGGAACCTTTAGACAAAAATACTCTTATGGATTTTCATCTGCTGATATTGAATTAGTTTGGGAATTTGAGAACTTAACAGGAATAAAATTAAGTAAAAGAAATGGTTATGATTATGCTATACCAGCAGAGTATACTAAGAAAATAAAAGAATTAGGTGTTCATGGACAATACTCAGAGGATAAGCATATTCCTGAAAATTATAAATTTTCTTGTATAGAAGATAGACTAGCAATTCTTAGGGGGCTAATGGACACCGATGGAACAGTAAATAAAAGAGGAACAGGAGTCACATTTGATTCTGCCTCCAAACAATTAGCAAAAGATGTAATATTCTTGGTTAATTCTTTAGGGGGTATTGCTACATATTCTAATCGGCAAACGAAATTTACTTATAATAATGAGACTCGGCTAGGGATGAAATCCCATAGAGTATTTATATCAAATATGCAATATAATCCATTTAATCTAGATAGAAAGTTAAGTAGGTGGAAACAAACTACAGCTTACAGAAGATTTAAAAATATAAAACTTATTTCTAATGAGGAATGCCAATGTATTTCTGTAAATTCAGGAGATAGACAATATATTACAGATGATTTTATAGTAACCCATAATACTCTTCGCCATGCTTATCATCTTGATATTGGTAAGCGAGAGGCTATGGTTAATGTTAATACTGATGCTAGAAAGTATAAGATTCGAATTAGAATTTCAGAATGGAAAGCAGGAGAATGTCTAAAAATTCTGGCTCAAGATACTCCTAAAATTAAATCAGTATTTCATGAAACAATTCAGAATCTTCTAAGAAAAGATAGGAGAATAGTTGGAACTTATGGTGCGTCGCGGTATTTTTACGATGACGATGGAACTAGAGATTTATATAAAGGAGCATATTCTTTCATCCCACAGCAAACAGTAAGTGATAAAACTAAACAAGTCCTATTGAAGATTAAAAAGAATTTGTGGGATATTAGAGTAGTTGTTGAGACTCATGACGCGCTGACCTTATTAATCCGGGATAATGAGTCTCTGAAGGATAAGATACTGGAAATACAGAGTTATTTCTTAGAACCTATTAGCTTTGCAGATTGCTCAATTCCTAGGAGAGATTTGGTGATTCCTTGCGATGTTGAAGTTGGTTATAATTATAAGGAGCTTGGGAAATGGAAGGGATGACCCTCAAACTTAAATACCATAACAAAGAAGAAAGAATCTTACAGGTAGATGCTATCCATTATCATACAGAAGATAAGATACTGACTATCTATAAAGGGACAGGAATCTCTTTCGTCTATGATTATGAGATTGAATATTTTAGACTAACATGATTCCTAGGGATAAACTAGAGGATTGGGGAGAAAATCATGACAAAGTGTGAATGTTGCAAAGCAGAAATTCCCTACGGTGTAGACTGTAATTATGAGATTAAAGGAGTAGTTAAATTAACAGTATGTAAATCCTGCATTAGAAAAATTGATGATAAAGTATATGAGATAGGAGATAGGGCTACTAAAGAAATGAAAAATTTTGTTGAATCTCTATTAAACACATAAAACTTAACCCCCAGTAATCCAACTGGCAGAGATAGCTGACTTAAAATCAGTAAAGTGTGAGTTCGAATCTCACCTGGGGGACCAAACTAGAGGAGTTATAAGATGCAACCAACCCATAGAAAAAGAGCTGTAGATGTTACCCTAATTAAAGTTACCGATGAATTTGAAGGAGCAGAAATTCGCCGAACTAATGGAAGATTAGAAGTTTGGAACGCTTTGCATAAAAGTTGGATTGGTTTTGATGACGATGATTATATTAATATTACCACTGCTGGAGACCATTATCCAGTAAGTAAATCTGTTGTAGATTCAATGTTTGATAAGATAGAGGAGTTATAAGATGCAAGGAAAAATCATCAGAATTTATAAGGACAAGTCATTTGGTTTTATCAAAGGAGAGAAAGGAGATTATTTCTTTCATCGTAATGCTTGTGTAGATAAGAGTTTTGATAATTTAGAAGTAGATGATGAAGTTAAGTTTAGACCAGAAGAAACTCCAAAAGGATTAAGGGCGGAGGAGGTGGAGTTGTTATGAATATTAATAAATTTCAAAAGATAAATGCTAAGAGGGCAAAGATTTGGCATTCAGATATTAGCCGTCCTTGGTCATTACTTGAATGGGCAGGGGCTATGTGTGGGGAATCCGGAGAAGCTGCTAACTTTGCTAAGAAGATATTAAGAATAGAACTAGGAAGCATTAATAGGGAATGGGGAGTTAAGAAGAATAACTTAGAGGAACTAAAAATCAAATTAGCCAAAGAAACTGCAGATTCCATCATATATGGATTATTAATTCTTAGTGAATTAGGTGTTGAAGCATCTGAGATTATAGCAGATGTATTTGACAATAAATCTATAGAGTATGAATTTTCTGAAAGGGCGCCAAGGTGAACATCCAAATAGTTCTCTTAGATGGAGAAGGATATGTAATAGGATTTAAAAATTTTAGTGTAAAAGATCTTCAGATGACAGAATATATTGCAGAAGCTCTTGCTGATTTCAAAGTTCATAAGATAGAAATGAGGAAATGGAGATGAAGGAACAACTAGCCGAAAAGCATTTACATTGGACAATCCAATCCGGAACTCCTCATGAAAATGGAACAGGCCAATTAAGAAACTATACAGAAATATCAGTTACGGGTTATTTTACACCTGAAGAAGCTATTGAGGCAGCTAAAATGATTATGCCCGGAAAAGATATATATCATATTGCTAGGGTATTTGAATGTGCAACTTGTAGATTCCAACAAGAAATGCTTGAAAATATGGAGAGGGGACATTAATGAAAGAATTCGAAGATACCCTCCAAAAGATGTTAGAAGTTCATAAATCAAAGTCACAAGACTATGCCGATCCAAGTAATCCCTTTTCTAATTTTGATGTTTCTCATTATATTCTATCTCTTTTTAATGAGGACAGAGATAAGACCTTTGTATGGCCTATCGCTAATAAATTGGCTCGTCTGGCTACTTTGCTTAACTCTAACAATCAGCCTAATAATGAGTCTATCGAAGATTCATTGATTGATTGTGCTAATTACTTTATTTTGTGGAAGTGCGACATAGAACGTAGACCAAAGAATGTCCTTCCTCGATAATGTGCTTTCATTTACTAAAGAGTATGAAGCCCCTCAAAAATTTTATTATTGGTCCGGTCTTGCCTCCATAAGTGCAATCCTTAAGGACAACGTATACTTCGATATGGGTAAAGCCTACAAACTTTACCCTAACATATATGTATTGCTTTACGGTCCATCCGGTGTCCGTAAAGGTCCGCCTATTGCGATGGCCGAGAAGCTAGTAAAAGCAGTCGGTAATACTAGGGTAATCAATGGTCGTGCATCCATCGAAGCTATAATTAAGGAGTTAGGAACATTTAAGACTCAACCAAATAAACAAATGGTAAAGGACTCTTGTGGGTTTGTAGTAGCTTCAGAGTTAGCATCATCTATTATTAGTAATCCTTCAGCTATGGATATCATGACTAATCTTTATGATAGAATTTATAATGAAGGAGATTGGGAATATAAGCTTAAGGTAGGAGAATCGCATAAGTTATCCAAGCCTACAATAACTTGGTTATCAGGATCTAATGAATCTTTATTCCGTGATTTCATTCCTGATAAGAATATTCATGGAGGACTAGTCGGGCGATTGTTCGTAATTGGAGAAACTAAACCTAACGTAATAAACTCACTAATGTTTGATCCAGCTCAACCTTTAGATGATGAGGCATATAAGACACTAGTAAATGATCTACTACCGTTAAGGGAATTATCAGGTCCATTCTGTATGGACAAAGAAACTAGGACAGTGGTAGATGAATGGTATAAAAAATTTAAGAATACCAAAGCTCCTCAACTTGAAGATACTACAGGATTTGTAAGTAGGATATTAGACTTCTTGATTAAGACGGCGATGCTTATTAGCTGTGCTAGAAGGGGGGATAAACAAATCTTATTATCCGATATTGAAGAAGCCCAGGATCAGATATTACCTCTCCTTTCAACTATCAGTAAAGTTAGTAATTTATCAAACAAGAAAACCGACGCCAGCGAAGCAACTAAAAGGTCTCTTATCCTAACTTATCTTTCAAACCGGGAGGAATTCAAAGCTGGAAGGCAGGAGATATTGAGGAGTTTAGGTCTACAAATTAATCATGAGGACTTAGATAAATTCGTAGACCTAATGTTTCAGGTTGATGCTATTGAAACATCAAGGGAGGGTAATGAGCAATTTTACGGACTCAAGGTTAAGAATCCTAAGGTAAAAGCTTGGATTGAGAAGTTCCGTTCCTAGTCTCCAAATCTCTGACTCCCCACTCCTAAGAAAGGTAATGGAGCAAGAGGTAATAAACTGGGATCTTCCTCAATCAGTTCTTGAATATCCTGAACAATCATAGGAACTACTAAATCTACAATCCTATCTTTAGTATCAAATGGAATCGGAGATGTGCTATTAGCATTAAGTAAATCATAAGCAAACTTAATAGGTGGATTTAATTTATTAGTTGTGAACCGTTCTAATACATCTTTACGAGTATCTCTACCGAATCCTTCTCCTAATGTAGTTGTCCTACCCGTAGTCGGACTAGTAGATTCCCCAATCGCTAGTCTAGTAGCAGCAACTAAATATTGTTGAAATCCACCACCAGGATCTAGCCTAAAATTACCAATCCTTACTTTACTAAAATCCGAACTTCTAGGATCTAAAGAAATATCAGCACCGGCCATCTTACCTACACCACCAATAGTTCCCCAAGCAGAAGCTACCCCTAATAAAGATCTAAGCTGTTCCTTTCTTACTACCGGATTAGTCATAGCATATGTATAAGGATTAAAGAATCTATTCCACATTCTAACCCTAGAAGAGATAAATCTAGGAGAGTAGAATAAAATATTTCCTAACTCTGCATGCCGTTCAAGTTTGCCTAGTGAACCTCGTCCGGTCGCGTCATTAATAAAAGAAGTAATTGCTTTTGTTTCCTTCAAATTCTCTCTAGGATTAATACCGACGCGATCAAGGTCTTTTAATAAAGAATCAAAGGTATCCATCCTTAACTTATTAAGGAAAGAAACATAAGCTCTATTAGATGCCCTAACTCCTTTACTAAGTAATCCAGGCTTAAGCTCTCCCTTACCAAACAACTTACGAACTGCGGAAGCAATAGAGGGAATCTTCTCTGCCCATGTAGACATGAAGGCTTCTTCTCTATTGCGTAGATTAACTAAGTCAGTAAGTTGTAATCCAGATTCTTGAGCTAATCCATAATTCGGGTTCTTAACAATAGAATCTTGAAGTTTATTAAAAAACTCTTCACTACCCCAAGCTCTTACCATATCATCTAGAGATGTCCACCATTCCCTACGGAGAATAAATGGTAATCCCTGACGCATAGGCGCTGACATATCCAGCGATGATTTAATTGCCCTAGAAAAGTTAATAGCCTCAAGAGCTAGGTTCTGTTTCCTATCAATCTTAGTTAAGTTTCTAATAATCTTATCTCCCAATTCCGGTCCGAGCGCCTCTTTAAGAAGATTAACCTGAGAAGGTTGGGGAACTTGACCTTTAAGTAATCTTTCTAATCCATCTGCAGCATGAAAGAATTTGAACTTATCATCGAAAGCTTTGCTAAGATGGACAACTAAAGAGTCAACATCTTCCTGTCCAAGTTGAATAGGCTGAGTTCCAACCTTAGTATACTCCCCAGCTAATTGTCCTTTAGCTCTATGGAAATCTTCTAGTCCTTCAATCTTAACATCTCCCGCCCTCTTAATTCTTTCACCTTTCTCAGCAGTATAGATTTCCTTCTGAACTTTATTTAAATCTACAGCTTCATCCAGCGCCGTGCTTAGTTTCTGATAAGCTGGGAGGACTTCATCTGGTATATTAGTAGGACTGATTAATTGAGGTTTATTAACCACATTAAGTTTAGGAGTAGTCCCTCTAGGTCTAAACCCTCTAACTCCTAATCCTCCTAATCCTACTTCTAATGCCCCTGCACCTAATTCTGGTAAGCTCTCAGCATCAATCATTCTCTCAGCGCCGACACCCATCATTAAACCGCTACCACCCCTAATAGCTTTACGTGCTACATTCTGTAATGCTCCTCTACCTAATGATGCCCCGCCGGTTGCAGCCCCCATTAACAAATCAAAAGGACTTGTCATCTGAGAAGCGAAATCGAGTGCAAAGTTAATAGGCTTACCAATAAAAGGATGTTCTTCAGCTACTCTCTCAGTTCCTTCATAAAGTTCAGGGGACTGTCTACGAATATCAATAACAGGATCAGTAATCTTATCCCAAAATCCTCTTAGAGCTGTTTTTTGTTCTGGAGGTTGATCCCTTGAACTTAGTGAGATGTTAACCGAAGTAGGATCAGCATCAGAAGTAAATCTTGGATCTTCATCAGGAATAAACCTAGGATCTTGGGGCATTACTCTACCACCTGATATCCAGCTTCTTGAGCTTCTTCAGCAGTTCCATTAAACCATCCGGTTTGACCATTGGAACTTCTTACTCTAATCCTTGTAGTTTCAGTAGTAGAACTAGTAGGCTGAGCAGACTGGCCATAAATGAAATCAACAAGTTTCTTACGGATATCTTCAGCCTTGGTTTTATCAGTAGTAGTTGGCATCTTAGCACCGAACCATCTACTAAGCATACCAGGAACCTGAACCATCTCATCTACAGTCTTAATAATAGGATATCCATTTTCATCAAAATCAAGCCAATCTCGCATATTTGGCTGATCTTGCATCATCTTATTGGCATTATTAATATATCGCTGCTTAAGCTGACTCTGGCTTTCCGTTCCAGTAGTTTGCCTTTCTCTTGCTAAGTTGTATCGTCCGGTAATCCTAATATTTTCAAGTTCTTTATCATTTAAATGTCTAAGAGCTTCCTCTTCCCTTCTTAATCCGCTTTGAATTCCTGCCAATCTTTCTCGATTTGCTTGCTCAACTGCTCTTAATGTTAAGTTTTGATCAAACCCATATTTCATCTTCTCAAGTTCACTAAGTTCTCCATGCCTAAGTTGGGTATTAACAATCTTATCTCCCTGTGGACTTACTAGATATACAAATCCATCCTCTCCATTAACTAACTTCATATCTGGATTCTGGAATTTTAATAAATCTAATTGTAATCTTGCATCCCTAGTTCTAGCTGTATCTTTATCTCTCTGTTCTTGAAGTTGGCGCTGTAGTATATTATCTAACATTATACGCTCATTCTGATTAGATGATCTCTCAAGATTAGCAATCTGTTGGGTAGGCCCAAACCTAGTTCCAAATTCTTCTAAAGCTTCATTATAGGGCCTGTTAATGAATTCATATCCTTCTGGTCCCCCAATAACCATACCTCCTAGCTTACGCCAGATAGAAGGTTTATAATCTTCTCTATTAGGAATTTGATCTAACATATCATAGAGACGATTAGTAGCTCTTTCTTGTGGCTGATAGAGTTGGGAAATACGATCTACTATGCCAATAGAAGTAGGATCAAATAATGAATTTTTAGCTATTTCTTTATTCTGTTCTAAAGGAGATTCTTCTAATAAATCAAGCCTGTTATTAAAATTTTCTCCTCTATTAATTACCTGATCTCTAGAAGAATTAGAGGAAGGAAAAATATTTTGAAGAAGATCAAAAATTTGAGGCATAGGATTCTACTTTCTTCCAGGAGGTCTAGTATCCCCTCCCTGTCCTAATCTATCTAAAATATCATTAATATTTTCTCCTCCTTCTATTACTCCTTCCTGAGAAGAATTAAAAGGATAAGAATATGGTAACCCGTCTGGACTTCCCCCTCCACCCCCCGGGGCTCCACCCCCTGGAATACTCCCACCTAAAGGATTAATAAATCTACTGGCCAAACCGAGAACATCTCCAATCCTACCAAAAGTAGAACCCCATTTACCCGGTAATTGTGCGGCATTAAAATAATCATCAATAAGGGAAGTTCCTAGATTAGTCTGCTGCCCCATATTCTGTAATAACTGATTACCAAACATATTAGTTAATCCTGGAGTAGTTCCGTATAAATTAGTAGCTCCTTGTAATCCTCCTAACCTACCCCTCTGAACCATATCTGCGATGAGTGCTTCCGCATTAACACTAGAATCACTCATAGCTTGTCCAGTATCTCTCTGTAATCTACTTAGGGCAGCAGTCTTACCAGGATTATATCCTCCTTGTAATGATGTCTGCCTATTAATATTACGCATTGCATTTTCATAGATTGCTCTACTAGGTGCAATGGCCCGACTACGGATAGCAGATAATCCCTCAGGAGTAAACCCGCCGGTTTTTTGGAAATCTTGAAATCCCCTAAATAGATCCATGTAGTTCTGCGTATTCATATCCGCAGCGCCACTATACCTATTCTGGAATTCAGTTCCTTGATTTACTAATCTTTCCTGCAAAGGTCCAGAAATATCTTGAATTCTTTCCCTTTGTTGTCCTCTTTCGTCGCCCATTAATGTATTCCTAAATAAAGGTGGACACCTTTTTCAACAAAACCCCAACGAACTAAATGACGTTTCCATTTTTTATTAGAAGTTACAGCAGTAATTCTATCAAATCCTACATATCTCATTAAATTTATTGAAGCTTTTAAGGACTCTAAAAATGCTCGACCCAATTTAAATCTATTCTCAGCTTTATTTACATAAAGTATTACTTCAGGAACCAACCGAATTCCCCCAGCTACTAATACTTTTCCCTCTTCTTCAATAACAAAAGAACACATAAATTCATCAGCATATTCAAAATCAGAAGAATAGTATTTATTATAAAGTTCCCTTAGCTCTTTCTTATCTTTAAGAGGTCTTAGTATCATCCTTAGCTCCGGTGCCGAACCAATAAGCAATCTTTTCTGTAGGTCTAGTATCTACATGAACAAAGGTTTTATACTTTCCAATGCCTTTTATTGCAGGAATATACATTGCTAAGTCTTTAATATGATTATAAAATTCATCTACTGAAACATTTCTTGGGGGTCTTAAATCAAGTGCTCTACCATGAAGATGCTGACTATTACGCGCTCCACCTATTTTCTTGTTCCATACCGGAGTCCTATATGCCGAGAGGACTTTTATAGGTTTATTCCATCTTGCTCTGATTACCTCAAATACTTCAGCTAGTTGAATCGCCCGATTATTCCTCCATTTATCAGGATATGGAGTTCCATCTTTGCATTGTAATTCATACCATGATAAATGTTTACCCAACATAAGATCTATCTCCCCCTCCACCCCCTCCACCAGCAGGAGCAGTTCCCCATATTAAGGCTATATCTAATAATCTATCTGTAGCATCAGTAATATCACATTGACATCTAACTGCAAGTCTAGTAGAGGCTGCAATATAAGTAAAGTAACTACTAGTTCTATTAGTTAATGTTTCATTTGTGGCACCAATATTACATCTTGTATCTGCTACTAAAACAGTTTCACCTCCACCTGCACCAGTTGATAAATCAATAGACCACATTGCGCTAGAAGCAGCCTGATTACCTTTAATAGTCCTTAATAAACATATCCATTGTGCTATGGCAGATAGTGATGCCACCAATTCAGCATAAGCACCTTTAGTATTAGCTACAGCTCCAGGATCTATACCCAATCCTCCAGAATCAGAGGTATCTGCACCTTCATTATTAAATAAAGTAATTCCTTCAAGATCAGAATCAAATGTAGATAACTCTAAAGCAACGAAAATAGAGGAAGCACTTGTAGAACTTCCTTGAGCCCTACCAGCTATCCGAGTTCCTGATTCTACTTTCCAAGGTAAAACTAATGTTTCCTGAGCAGAATGACTAGAAGCATCAGTAATCTCTCCTATTACATCAGGAATTACAATAGTCTCTCCCCCACCAGCACCAGTAGCTATATCAAGTAACCATCTTACTGAAAGAGTAGCCCTTACAATTTCTACTAATACCCATTGAGAAGTAATACCTATACTAGCAGCAATTTCAACATAAGATCCTTTAGTATTAGCAGATGCAGCAGTAACTACAGGTTGGCCATCCTGTATTTGTCCAGTCTCACCATAACTCTCGTATGTTAGACCAGCAGCACTCTGAGGATAGATCATACTAATTTAAGTCCATTTTTAATCAATACAGAATTAGGAGCAATCCCATGACTAGTTCCACAATTAGGACAATGTCCTAAGGAACTACATTGTTCCTTAAATTCAGGATCACCACAATTTCTACAGTTCTTACCTCCATCTGGGCATTCCACATTCATTTCAGCATGAACATGCCCAACTTTATGAACTTTGCTTATTCTTTTATGAGGATGGAATCTATACATCCATTTCTCAAATTCAAAATAACTTTCTTCGTCAAAAACTATTATCTTCATGATGGTGCAATAAAGATTTCAAGAACTGACCAAGTTAATGTTCCTACTGAATCAATTGCAACTGCCATCAAATCCCCGACAGTTACTCCAGTAGACCACCCAGAAAGAGTATTATCCTCAAAGAACTGAGCCGAACTTAATGTAGGTTTAGCACTTGCCGTAATACTATCAACTACAGTAGGGGGCCTATTAGCCCATGAATCATTCCATAAATCATAGATAATATCTCCAGGTTGATCTGCTAAAACTCTAACTTTAGTAATAACTCCAGTAATAGGGATTGAAAAATATTTCTGAATCCCTGTGCTAGAAACAGCAGAGCCCCCACCATCAATAGTAAAAGCTAATCTAACTAATTCCTCACCAAGAGTTCCAGAAGATAATAAATGCCAGCTTGTATCATAAAGATAGGTCTTACCTGTATCAGTTTCATACCAAATATAAATAGGTTGTATACCGACAGGAGGATCTGGAGTAAAAGCAGCTCGTTCTGCTGCTGTTCCATAATGTTCATATACGTCGTATGTAAAATCACTCATGGCATTGGATGAACAATAAGCATGGGATGATTACCAATAATTAAAAATAAAGGGCCTACGTTCATAGGTAAAAATTGAACCCCTCCGGAAGCACTAATAGTTCTTTGATTAACTATAGAATCATCAAAAGTAATTCCGATTCCGGCCAATAAATTTCTACTATTTGGTAAGTTTAATGATTCATCCGACCAGGTTAAAAAATCACTATTCTGAATAAGAGTTCCTATAATAATTGTTAATGAATTATTAATAGAATTAATTTGTTCTATAAGATTATTTATTTTAGTTTCAAAAGCTTGATCTCCCTGTTGAACTCCATCAATAAGACCTTTAATTACCTGCCATAAGGCATTATTCTTAGTTTGTAGTCCTGTTTCTGCCAGACTACTTTTTAACTTATCAAGATCAGGAGGCTCTGGCTCTCTTCCAGGTTTAAATGGCATTATTGTGGATAAGAAGTATAAACAGTTTTGGTAAAAATAATTATACGATTGATACGGAAATATTCGTTTAGAGAATTTGTTCCTAATCTTAAATAAATACGTTGACTTATAAAATTTGTAATTTTTGTAGGTTGTTTATCTGTTATCATAGACATAGATAAGGGAACTAGTAACTTAGTTTTCACATTTTGTAATGTATGCAAAGATAAATCTAAATCGCCTGTTCCGATTACTCTAAATCTAAGAGCAGCGATATGAATAATATTTTCACTATATACTCCTTGATTTCCAATAGAAGGCATATTAACTACCTACAATCGGGCCATCAATAAAAGGGTCAGGAATCTTAACAATCTCAGTAGTTCCAGCTATTGGATCAACCCATAAAGTATCATTACGCTTATCAGGAACTAGTTTATATATACCGGAACCAGCAATAGCATTTCTAGTATTAGTAAATATGACAGTAACAGTCTCACCGGGTCCTACAGTAATATTTGTATTATCATTAGATGGATCATTACTAACTTCTACTGTAGTAGTAAATCCGGCTTCAGGTGTTTCTACTATAGAATACCCACCGGCAGCCGCCAAACCAGAAAAAATTTGACTTTCTCCATCTTGTAAACTAAAACTTGTTGGACTTAATCCCCCTGATGCCGTAAAATCAAAATCGGTTAACAGACCGGAAGGAATTGTAATTTTTTGAACTATAATAGTTCCAGTAGGAGCAGAAAAAGGAGTTCCTACCCAATCAATATTTGATATATTTAGTCCACTGCTTGCAGGCATCCGAAGAACAGAATTAAATAAATCTCCAGTTAATATGTTATCATCAGCTTCTATATCAAACCATCCAGTAGTAGCAGCTGGAATCGTTATTTCATTATTCCCATCAACTCCATTAATTCTAGAAGTTAATGTAGAATCACTACCATGACTATTTACATCTATATAGATAGTTAATCCTTCCAATACCCAATCAAAATTGGACTCAAATTGAGTTACTGCTTCACTACTAGAAGGAGCATTAATACCACAGAGAGCAAAATATCTAGTAGCCCCTGTAATAGCCCTGCTTCCTTGACCACAACCACCAATAAATTTACTAGTGGCAGAATCGAAATTAATTACAGACCTAATTAAACTAAAAGTCCCGGACGTTCTACTAGGAGATTGTATTCCCCAACTTACCAAATCATATTTAGAAACAGCAGCAGTATTAACAATATCCTCAAAATGCCCGGTAGTTCCAGCAGGAATAGTTACAACTACTGATGTATTAACTCCATTTATCCTTAAAGTAACTAAACATTCTGCATCTAAACTATTAAAATCTGTATAGACTCCTGCATTCCTAGCAGTAAAATCTCCTAGTATTTTATCTTGTTTACTACCTTCTGTAGTTAAAAATGCGGTTTGTCCCCAAAGACTAAAAAAGTTTAAAATGGTAGAAGCGAGATCTGATATAAAAGATTGCGGAGATATAATACTTATAGTATCAGTAGATTCATTAGGAGTAAATAAACTACCATAAGCTGTATAAATAACCTGTTTAAACCATTCAAAGTCTGCCTGAATCTTAAAATTATATAGGTCTCCAGCTACAACTACATCAGTATTAGTTAAATCCTCAAGATAACCTGTAACTCCAGGAGGAATAGAAATAAGAAGATTACCATTAACTCCATTAATTCTAGATCTGAATCTAGTTGTAGCTGTTACAGTAGTATTACTAATTATTTTAATTTTAAGATTTGAAAATATTCCAGGTTCCCTAACTCTAATCTGAGAATTAGCTTCAACTGCAAAATTACCTACAGGACCGCTAGTTGACGGAGCATAGGTATATGAATTACCATGTGTAGGTAATGTCTGACTAGCAGGATCACAACTAGTAAGAATAGATTTAGCCATTTACTATATGCTTTAGTCCATGAACCTTAAATATACCATTAACTTTGGCTTTTACAGAGTCTGGAATCTTTTCAGTGCAAGATAATTCAAATCTATCCCCAACTCTAGTAAACAATATATTTATAGGATCTATCTTCATCTCTCTTGCCAGATGACCAATAGCAATATTTTTACTTATATTTTCTTTATGAACTTCATCAGCATTCTTATGTAAACTACAAGCCTTTAACATGGTTTTAGTAGGTTGGGGATTGACATTATCCCACTTAAATTCAATAATACAACTACAAGTATCCGGAATCCACCGTTGGACTTTCATTGCTTAAACCTCAAGGAACACTCTGCTCTGCACCAATTAATAGAGTATCAGTATTAATCAATTCAATAGTAGTAGTTTCGATATCAAATGTCCAAGGTTCCCATTTAATAGTTTTATAATTTAATCCATTATCATAATTAGCATACAACATCTGTTTGTTTGGTAATGTTATATACAAAACCTTATTAATTGTATCATTCTTAATTTGCATATTACCAAAAGTATTTCTATCTAAAGCTTCCCATAAATCTTCAATCTTCCAAGATAGTTCTGGCTTAACATAAGTTCCAGTAAAAGCATATAATCCAGGCCAACCAATAATTAAAATAAAATCTATGTTAACTCCTTGGGAATCTAATACAGTAGCTATACCATGAACAGAAGCACCAATACCATTATCAACTGCTATGGGTTCCCAACTAGAAGGTAATCCACCATTATCATTAATAGCAAATGTTCTAGTTTGTTTCATAGAATAGAATACATCTCTAAATTCTATACCATTAGTAATAGGATTACCATCTAATGGAACTATAACAAATCCATCTACTTGATCAAATGCTTCAGGCTCTCCTGGAGAACTAAATCTAACTAATGAAATATCATCAAAGCTAGTCCATAAGGCTAATCTACCATGATACTCTGCTAATCCAACCCCAGAAGGAATCTGAGAGAAATTATCAATAAGATGGGAAGCATCTTCTATTAGATCGGCATCAAAATAATTAACTTCTTTTTCTGTATCACTATTATTATCAATAGTTCCATCAGGAATAAAATAGAACTGAAAAGTAAATTCTCCCTGACGATTATTACCATTAAAGTTTAGAATTGCTCTAGTTGATACCAAATGACGTTTAATAACAAAAGAATCAGGAGATGTTGGAATGTTATATACCTTTATAGATTTCCTTTCATTTACATAAGATTGAACCGCAAAAAACTCTGGACCGGGCGATGTTAAATAACCTGTATCTGTCTCGTAAACTACACCAACTACATGTAATCCTAAATCGCAAAATCCATCTGTATTAGTATTCTCAAGATACATAGGACTATTAGTTAATGTAGATAATCCTCCCGGAACAAAAGCGGTAACTAAAGAAGCATCATCAATATTAATAATAGTATCAATAGTAGTATTATCAGGAATTGTCTTAACTAGAAAAAAAGTATAATTATTTCTAATATCTCCATCAGGATTCCAATCTTCCGGATCTATAGATTGGGTCATATATACTTTACGTTCAGTAATTCCTGCTCCGCCTAATGGAATATTATTAAGATTAATCTCTTTATCCCCAGGAGCATATACTATTGCTAATCCTTCTGGTCCTAATCCTCCCGATTCATCACCACCATCAGAAGCACTAATACCAATAATATGAATACCTTTACCAACTACACCATCAATAGTAGAATTATAAGCTATTAGTGCTGATTGCCCCCCATCAGTAGGGGAATCTCCAGCAGCAGCTCTAGCAGGATTACCATCTCCTAAATAAACAAATAAAAAATCACCACTCAATCCTTTTTGATAGTTTTTTCCATTATCATCTGTAAATGTTGCAAATAGAGTAATATAGGCTCGGCCTGCCCATGAAAATATTCTAAAATCTGTAGCTAGAGGATTAGATAAAATAGGACCGTAAACAGTATTAGAACCATCTAATAAAGCATGATAAAGATCTCCATTGATATCAAGAATTAATAAAGATTGTCCTGTTTGCATTACATAATTATGAATACGTAATACATCTCCCTGGGCAAGAAAGGTATCTATTCCATCTCTAGTCTCAAATCCAGACTCAAAATGTTGAACATTATTGGAATCAATAAAATGATCTGGAGGACAAGAATCCTCATCTCCTCTTTTCCAGAGACCATTAAATTCTTCTAAAACAACTGGGTCATGTCCTCTAAGGACCAAAATAATTAACCCTCTTAAATGCAGCTCGAAAAGGTTGGCGCCGTGTTCTAATGTTCTGTCTACCTTTAGTTGATATTCCTATTGATCTATCCAAAGCTTTTTCAGCTTCAGATTGAAGAACTCCAGCACGCTCCGAATTCTCCCCAATAAAGAAAGCACAAAGAGCAGCAGTTCTATACTGAATATAAGACTGTGCCCGAATTATAGGAATATCAATATCTACATCATTAGCATCAACAGGAGAAAAAATGTCCTTTAAATAGTCAAGTTTAATTTGATTATCCTGAACCGATTCAGGAAAATGAAGTTCTTGGTCAACAAAAGCAAAAGCCCCAAATGAGTTAACAGTAATCCCTTCCCAAGATAAAGGAAGAAACTCTAATCTCTTAACCCAAGAATAAGGATTAGTTTCTGATAACCTCTCCCAAACATTCTTGATTTCAACAAGATTAGAAGGTAGAGCAGGGGTAGTAGAAAATCCTATATTAGTTACCCCTGCTGCTACATCTATAACAGTGCTAACTTCATGAGTAGACGGAATATCGTTTAGCTGAAAAATCTCTTGGCAATCAGCTAAAGCGATATTAAAATAAGGCAAGCAATTATTATCAGTATACTCTTCCTGCGCTATATCATTCATTAGCGCAGCAACAGAACTAATAACAGTAGAGGGAATCATCTACCTAACCCTAGGAGGCAAACTTAAGTCCAAGTTCCTTAGCCCTAACCTCATCAATAATAACCTTGCAAGTCGGACAAATAACAACTGCACTAGAGTTAAGGCTCCCACATGCCTTGCACTTAATAAGCTCAGCAGTAACCTGGTTCTTCAACCATTCCTTCTGAGTCATATTAAGTTCTTGGGCAGCTATTTTCATATCTGAGGATACAACCATCGGATTTCCGTTTGATCGCGCCCATAAAGCATCTGCTAACTTAGTAAGAGCTAAGAACCATTCCTTCTGTCTAATCTTAGCTCTATTAAGATGCGCAACGTAATCCTTCTTAATGACTGAAATTCCTACTTCCCCAGGAACAAAAAACAGTCCAGGCTGGGCTTCAGTTCTAAATTCTGTTAATCCTTTACAGTAATCATTAATCACAGATTCTGCCATCATAATAGCAGACTGTGGAACTTCAATTAGAGGAGATTCCTCAGAAGGATCATACCACCAACTTGAAGGACCAACAACTAATGTAGAAGGATTATCGTAAGTTCCTGGGGGAATAACAAACTTACCAGGAAATACAGTATGCATTACCTGGACTACTTCTCTTGGTAAGATTGATACAATAGTAGCCCTATCAAGATTATTAACAGGACCCCTAATAACAGCTTTCATTCCTTGCGAAATCATCTCCACTCCTTATTAGGAACAACAATTCCTTCTTTATAAGTTAAAGAATCCGTCGTAGAAGTCTCATCGCCGAATAACATTTCCTCTACTTCTTTAACTTCTTTTTCTAATACTTCAGCATAATTCTCTTTATACTGAGTATAGGATTGGGCTAACCTCTGACGATCGTAGTGAAATTCAATTAAGAACTTACAAGGCCAAAATTTAGGAGGAAGATAATTACCATTCTTATCTCTGAATACCCATAGAGGTTCATAAGAGTATTTCTCTACCAGGTCTGATTCTCCTACAACAGGAAAAAACTTCTCAAGAATATATAAAGACTGTATGTAGTGCTTATACTTCGGTTTATCTACTACTACAGGATAAATAAGTTCAAGTCCTTCCGGAGTATGCTGAACTAATCTCTTCTCTCTTTCATCATCAGAAAAGACTACCCGGTATTTCGGTAAACGTCCATCAACATAGCCAAACTCCCTAGCTAACTTCTCGTTGATGGATTCTATTGTTTCTGGTAAATCCATTAATAACCCTGCGGATGAATAATACGGACAGGATCAGTTCCATTGCTATGGTAATCAATAGCCCATTTACCATCCGGGGCCATCTGATAAGGCTTAACCACTACAGATGAGATATGACCAACCGGCAAATCTAAGTCACAGTAAGATTTAAACTGCTTAGCATTGCGATAAAAATAGACATCTTCTCCAATAGAATCAGAAACTACCTGACCCATAGTAAAATAAGGAAATTCCATAGATTTAAATACCTTAGTATTAATTAAGCAAAATCCTAAGCCTGAAGCAACAATATCTACTAAACCAGTTTGTCCATGCTTAAGATTCATATGCCGTAACATACCATTCTCAACTTCTTTATCAAATACTAATGGAGGATGAGGATATTCTCTTTTCAATTGTAGAGCAGTAATAATATCCTTATCATGATGTAACAGCTGATAAAGTGCATGGGGCTGGAAAATTACATCATCATCAATAAATAATACATGAGAAAATCCTAATTCAACAGCCTGCTTGGCAATGATATTTCTATTACGTGCAATAGCCTGACCATGAACTGATCCGTATGCTGAACTATTTGGGCGCTCAAGTTTAATTATATAATCATAGAAATCAGCTCTCCTAGCCATCTCAGCGGTGCAAATACCAATAAATACTTTATAATTAGAATCTGTAACTTTCCTATATAACTGCATCCGAACATTATGCCGAGACGGCTCATGCTTTAGATACTCTACATTATCTTCCTTGTAAGCCTCTAGAGTATAATGATGGTCTTTAACCTGTCTATGATCTACTTCAATATTATCTAAATAAACTCTTCGTCCAGTTGGCATTACATCCCAGATTGTATTATCACATTTAGTAATCTGATAACCATTACCAGGACTAAAATCTACTCCCATATCCATTACCTTACGAGAAAAGATAGGATGACAGGAAAAGAACTTATCAAACTCGCTATCCTTGAAATAAAATAAAACAATATCATCAGGATAATCACAATAAGGAATTAACTTATCCCATCCTTTAGTCTTAAATAAAATATCATCATTACCCATTAAACAGTATCTACCAGTAGATTCTTTATATGCCTTATCAAAGAAAGTAGACCTAAACTTCGATGGAGGAGAATAACAATATGTAATATTCCCATCCTTCCAAGTTTCCCGTTCTCCATCCAAACAAACTACAATTTCTAATTCATCGAAGTTAGTAGTTTCCTTTAAGTTCTGAATAAACTTTTCTCTTCTATCAGGATAAGCCGAGGGTAATAAGATCGAAAGTTGTGGTGTCATATTACCCTCGGCCATCTTCTTACGTTACGTTATTGGCACACCCATAATACTTGTCCTGATTAGGATCATAAAACATCAGGCAAGGCACATTGGGTGTAGGAACAACAGCATTAAGAATATTACCCGTAGTTAACATTGTAGCTGGAGAGCCATCTGTGAAGATGAGAGCTAACATATGCGCTCCAGTTACAGGCGGTGTAATCGTTGCAACAGCTACAGTTTCAGTGACAAAAGTCATGAAATGAACTGGTGCAATCGTAGTAGCCGATGAGATTGTATTCGGCTTTGGCTGCTGATTACTCTGAACGGTTGCTAAGTTTTGATGAAGAAGATCACTCACGAGATAGCTCCTGGGTAAAACTTGTCATCGGTCTTACTATAGACAAGCAGTGTTGCCCTATTCTGAGCCATTGTAACAGCCACAGCAATATTGCCCGTAGTAAGCAAACCTAATGTCCCGTCAACAGGAACAAGAACTACTGCACCACTAAATCCCCCACCATATTGAGGAATAATAGTAGCGACATCGGTGCTTCCTGTTAACTTAACAAGATCTGCCTTTGGAGAAATACTAGCCGCAGATGCTAAAGTTTCCTCAGAAAGTTTAGTGGTTAAACCTGGAAACATTCCTCCACCTCCTCTGTTTCCTTAGTAACCACTAGGAACAGCTAAATTGTCGATATAAGCACATGCAGCAGGATTCATTACGAAAGTCTGGAATCCCGTTGTCATATAGAAAATATCAGACGTGGCCACACCACCAGAAGCTCCCCGAAGCTCGAAGATCCTCCTATTATCAACCGTATAGAAACCAATAGGAAGAATCTCACCACGACCCCACACAGAGTCAACAATGAAATCAATCCTCTCAGTATTCCAGTTAAATGTTCTCCTAATAGATGCTCCGGCGAGCTGCATATTATCGCCGAAATACATATCAAGAGATTCTTCCTTAGCCTGCTTCTGAATGATTGAAACTAACTGTCCAATCTCTTCATAAGCCTGTGCCTGTGCAGGATGCAACCATGCAACAGGATTAAAGGCATTATCCTCTCCAGTTCTATTTCCAATCTTGTTAATAGCAAGTCTAGGAAATGGAAGAGTAAGAGGAGAACCACCAGCATTAACTCTGTTGGCTCGAATCTCAGGAGTTGCAGCCCTAGAAAATCCTAACCATGTTCCCGCCGAAGCATTTGAGTGGTGATAAGGAACACCAAACAAAGCTCCTAAAGCTGCCGGAGCACTAATACCCTCAGTAACTAGAACATCAGTAGCAGTAGCACCAGCAATTGCCGGAGTTACCTGAATCTGCTTGTTCTCAAGGTCATAAAGAGTAATAACACCTGAACCTCTATTGGTTGCAAGTGTAGAATCAAACACCTGAACAGTCTGACCAAAGCGGACTAATCTCGCACCATGACCATCACTATTCAGAGTATAAGTATCTACACCAGCCGCAGTAGTAACTACACCAATAGTTCCGATAACACCAGTTCCAGGCTGCTGAAGCTGAGCATCTAACTGCCGGCGAAGCTCTACGATAGCTGAAGCAGTTAATCTCCGAACTCCATTAATAACAGCCTTACGAGCATCATCCGTAGCCCACTGAGTTAACTTGGTATACTCAATTCCAATCTTAGTAAAGACAGAATTAAGCACAGCCTTATCAAACTGTGGACCACCGCCACGCCCGAGATCGCCTCCATTAGGATTAAAGTATCCAAAGGAACCACCAGGGCGAAGCTCTAACGGAACACGCATCTGTCGATTAGAAATCTTCTCGACATTGCGCTTCTTAATACTGGAATAGAACTTATCTTCTCGTTCAAAGACGGTAGTAACTTTCGTTAATACCTTCTCAAGTTCTGTTCCAGCTACAGAAATTTCAGTAACTGGGGGCATTGATCAATCCCTCATGAAAAAGTCTTGGACAGATTCACCTTTCTTAATTCCATCTGTTTTCTTATGGGTAGAAGATGGACCACCCTTTGGGATTGGACCTTTTCGGTCTTTATCTGCTCTAGTAGCCCCGTGTCCCTTTAGAGCATCATTACGGGCTTTTTTGATAGCATCAGGCAATAGGGATTTTGCCTTGTTTAAATACGCAGTCTTAATAGATTTCTTAGATTCAGCACTAAACTTACTCTTAAAAGCATTATTCCATAAAGACTGAATAGACCTACGGAACTTCTCATCATTCTTAATCTGACTCTCTACAGTTTCTAATACCTCACGAGTAGCACTCTTCTTGACAAATGGGGACATCTTGTTAGTTCGGTCAAGATTAGCATCAATAATAGCTTTAATCTGATTAGTAGAGGATTCATAAAGTTCTTGAGAAGCTTCCTTATATCTCTCTTCGTAATACTTCTTTTTCTCTTCGTCTAATGAATCATCCTTCTCCTTAGCAAGTTTCTTAGGAGGTTCAAACTCATTAGAATTAAAGAAGAACTTATTAACCAGTGAAGCAGCACTTTCTAATGCTTTATTTTCATTCTTCCTCGCATCCGTTACCATCTGAGCAATGGCATTCTTAATTAGATTACCCGCTACATGATGGTATGCTTCCCGGTCAACTTTACCTAGAGTAGTAAGATAATCATCAGCAATACGATTAAAAGCATCCTTATTATCATCATGAATAACTTTTAGAATCTCTCCAATATTCCCTTCCTGAAGCTGACTCTCAAAATTATCAAGAGCATCAGCTTTACCCTTAGCATCTTTAGCTTCTTCTAAAGTAGGAAATACCTCTGAGTATTGATTATTACGATAGATAGCATGTTCAATATGTGGAAACTTCTTAAACAGAGTCGGAAATTCTTTAAGAATTGCTTGGCGCCCTTCTTGAAGAACTAACTTATCCTCTTCTTCCTCCTCTTCATCTTCATCTTCTTTTTCTTCAGGTTCCTCTAATTCTTCTTCCTCCTCTTCCTCTTTATCCTCTTCAGGTTCTTCCTCTTCTTTCTTAGGTTCTTCCTTCTCTTCCTTATCATCCTCTTCCATTAAATTTACAATATCATCTACATCATCAGTCTTAATCTCAGGTTCTTCCGAATCAAACCTACCCTTTAAGCTATTGAATGGGACCAAATGAATCATTTTCTTTTCCTGCTTCCGGAACAGTCTCCTTCTGTCCCTTAGATTGATCGGAGATTTCAGGCTCCATAGGAGGAGCAATTAACATCATATGTTGCTTAAGATGTAGAAGAACATTACGATATCCTTCAGGATTCTCTATTTTGCAGAGCCGGCCTGCATCAGACACTAACCACTCACGGCAAATAGTTGCATGAATTAAATGATCATCTACATCAGGCTCAACTTCAACTGATGGAAATTCTTGAGGCTGTGCTTGCTGTCCTGATACTGTAGCTGCTATAATCATTTCTTCACTAGGAGGTAAAACAATCGGAGCACTATTAGTTAAGTTATAGATTTCCTCATACTGCTTATTACGATCATCTTCACCCGGAACAGTAAAGTCAATAAGCCCAATAGCTCTCTTAATATAAGGAATGTTCTCAGGAGCTAACATAGCTTGCATAATTGCAGGATTAGCAACCTGCAGAAGCTCCATAATTACATCTTTCTGCTGAGACCATGAAACAGGTAATTGCTCATCTACATCTAACTCAATATTACCTATAGAGCCTTCAAGTTCAGTCTTACGAATAAATACATTAATAAATCCTCCGTTATTGTTCTTCTCTACATACTGCTCATCGTAGGATAAATCTTCAATATAATCCGGAATAGTCTTACTAAGAATCTCTTTCCACCACTTAGTCAACATCTTCCAAGGAGTCTGTAATCTCTGAAGTGCCTGAGCTCTACTCATTGAATATTCAGCAGCAGTCTCAGAACCGGCCTTAGAAGAACCTCCGAACAGTGACGGGAGAGCACCAGAAGCTAACTGTCCTAATCCCTGGATTCTCTCAGAGAAAGGTAAAACCTCAGTTCCTAGTGATGCAGTTTTAAGTGTATGAAATCCTTCTGCTAAGTTTCTACCAGGTATAGACTTCGCCGGAGTAACTCCACCTACTAGAACCTCTCGATTACGATAGGCTTCAAAATCAAGAACTGAGGGGTCAGCAAAGGTTTCAGGAACTCCATGCTCAATAGTCTGAAGAGTAAGAGAAGTAAGGTCATTAGTAATATCCTGAATAGACGTTAATAACATTCCAAGAGGATCAAAGGAAAGATAATCAGATAATGGATTATGGGTAATTGTCCAACAATCGTCTAATTTCTCTTCTACAGCTTCAGCAAAACAATCATTAGCAAATACAGCTTTGACTCCAGATGGATAATGATGCTCTAGTAATTTACGTTCTTCATCACCAAGAGTATAATAAGATGATGGCCTGAACCAAGCATTACGACAAGTTACAGTATGTAATGGCTGTTCTCCATAATACTGCGGCGATGACCTTGCATATGCCTCATAAAGATCTGTAGATGGCCCTTCCATCAGGTTTTTCTTATCTTTTAAATGTGGATAACGCTGATAAATATTAGAGTAATGAGTTTCATATGACCATATCAAGTATGGCATATCTGCCTGTTTCATTGCATAGAGAGGAATCTTTACATATAATTGACCATAAACCTCAATACACTGCCGGGCTTTCGGTTTGGTTAATTCTTCCTTAAGTCGTCGGGCCGGTCTTAACTCAGATTCAAGAGGAATATCACATTCAGGACAATTATCCCCTTTCATACCTTCATAATTACAATTAGGACATACTCCTACCTCGGCTTCATATTCTTCATAGATAGATTCCTTATAAGTTCCATAAGATTCATCTTCTTTAGAGTAATTATAAGCTGCAATCATTCCTTCAGTGCAGTAGATATATAAAGCATGAATCCATAAAAGTTCAGCTTCATTATGCTTAAGAATCAGATTACCAATCTTATCCCCAGCCTTAGCAGTAGTTAGGTCCATTGGATTATTAGCATCCTCTGGGAAACAAACTGCTTTAGGAACGGTTACTGATAGTGCAGCGATGATAGATTCAAGATAAGCCCTGAATACATTAATAGGTTTATCGTAGTATCCTTCTTCATCCTGATTAGATTGCTCATCCCATACTCGCCAATCCCGGGCTACCGAATCATACCAAATACGGTGGAACCCGGCCCAATAAAATTTTAATTTTCTACAAATCCGTAGTTGTCTTTCTCTCGGAGCTTTATCCTCCATCTCGAAGTGGTCGAGAAGAGATTTAAGAGCTTTCTGAACGGGTTCGGGAGGAAGCATTACCCCTGCTTCTTCATAAACATACTTCTCTTCTTCTTAGGGGTTTCCCTAATGAACTTCTCAGCTACACTCTTAGAAGGTAGCATAGGATTATCTACCTTAGAGTTCTTAGAGAGCTGCATGAGTCTATATTGTTTTCCTGATTTAGCCGGCATCTTCAGTAACCTCTTTCTCTAGCTCTTCGTTGTCTTTCTTCATTCTAGCCTGAGCCATAGCTGCTTCTCTAGATGCTTGCTCTAATAATCTTAGTCTAGTATGCAAAGGCATTATCTTAGGCTTAATAGGATCAACATCTTTAGGTGATACTGCTTCATAAACTCTAGGCTTAGTAATATCAAGAAGCTGGTTCAGCAATCTGTCTTTCTCATCATTAGAGATTTGTAATTGCTGCTTAAGAACCTCACAGGATTTGCAGGGTTCATAATCTCTTCGACCAATAAGATAAGTAAGAAGTCTAATCATCGTCTAAGTCTCCTCCTTACCGTATTAGGAGTCCTACTTTTACTATCAAGATATTCCATTTGTCTATAAAAACTTGTTACATCCCCATTAACCGCGTATTTATCTAGAATCTCTTGCCGGGTTTTTCTTTGCTGTAATTCTGCATCTAATCCATTATTATAAGTATTAATAGCTTTACAGAAATAACGAAGATTGTCTAATGGATCATCCCCATCAAATTCTGCAATATCCTCTGGTCTCTTCTCATCATATATAGCTACAGGAATAGTCTCAATAAGAATAGGACAGGTATTAAAAATCTGAAGTTTAGGTAATTCTTTCTCTACATCTTCATCCATGAACATAGACTGATATTTGTTTACTGCTTCTTGTCCAAAGTTCCTGAAGATGTATTGAGCTTTATCCAAATCATAGACTTCACCCTCAGCTAGTAAATTTCTTTTCGGAGTCCATCTAAGATAATCATGAATTAATTGGATACCAGCAATTCTTGAACCTGGAGAATTATCAGAGCTAAAAGGACGAATCCCAGAGTATCTCTCAAACTGAATAGCAATGGTTTCCGTTCCCCTCTCTTGCCATGCCGAACCACAAAGAATACAATAAACTATGTTTTCTCTATAAGAAGTTTCTTTAATCTCTGATGCCCAATAAGGAACATCTACGTTCTTCCAGGCACGTTCACGGTAAATATAAGTTCTGCCCTGCGGAGAAATAGCTCCCCACATAGCATGGCACATAGCGCGCTTACCCCAATCAATAGATAAAATTCTAGGCCACCATTCAGGAACATCAAAAGGTTCAATAACATGAATAGCATTATCAGGTTCATTAGGAAACTTAAGAGGACGAAACTCTGGAAATACTGATCCTTCAAATGCGTGCCAGTCTCCGTAGCGCTTTGCCCTTTTCTCTGCTTCTGGTAAAATTTCCAGTTTCTGAACATATTGAGGATCATACTGCATCATGTAGGGATTGTCCTCTACAAATGCAGGTATAAACATTCTAGTAAGACCGGTCTTCTTATCTTTTAATAATTTATATCCTGTCTCGCAAGGTTTAACAAATCTATTATAAGTAAAAGTCTGTCCGATTCCTCCAGGATTAGTTCCATTACGAACAAATGAAATATTAAAAGAGCTACTTGGACGAACACGAGAACCTACAAAGTAAACATAAGGGGCTTCTTCAAAGTGAGTTAACTCATCAAATGCTGCATAATTATACTGCGATGAGTCATACTGGCGAATATCATGAGCATGATGGACATGACCAAAATCTACGTAAGTTCCATATTCCGGCCAATACCAACTATGCTTCTGCTCATTATACTTAGCACCCGTAATCGGATAATAGTCTCTAGATAATCTAATTATTTCCTTTTCTAAATCACTAAATGTCCGTCTAAAAATAATACCCCTAAATCCCCTAAACTTATAAAATCCTCTTATTAATGGAAGCAAAGTTAAAATGAATGATTTTCCTCCAGCAGCTGCACCACCATAAAGGACTTCAAAAACATCGTCAGGTATCTGTAAGAAATCTTTTTGACGATTTGTAGGCTTAACTTCTTTTATGAAGTCATTACCCGGATCACTAAGCTGCACTTGCATTACTATACTTCTTTAAATATTCTAACATATTCCAAATAAGATCTTCATTATCTTCTAAATATCCTAGTGCAATATTACAGCCATGACATAATAAGCCTCGAACTTGATTAGTTTTATGGTCGTGATCAACTGCTAAAGACTTTTTAGTTCTACAAGGTCTACGACAAATCGCACATCCTCCTTGATGCTCAATTAACATAAGCTGATAAGTTTCTGGACTAATTCCATATCGATTTTTTCTAGCATTATTAGAATTATCAAATCTTCCAATTTTCTTATACCTTTCATATCGATCTTTAGCTACTCTAGCCCTCATAATTTTATAACAACTTTTACATCTATTACTACGATATATTCCCCTACCTCCACTTAATACAACATCATTTTCTCCTTTAACTATCTTAATATCACAGTCCCGACACCGTTCTGTTCTACGCTGAGGCATCCTTATTAGCCGGGAAGAAATAAACTGCTAATCCTGTAGCAATCAGATAAGTTAGAGCCTTTGTCCAATCTTCTGTGACAATAGCTTCCGGAACAAAATAAGAAATTACAGGAGAAAGAACAGCCGCAATTGCATTACCAGCTCCGGCTCCGATTAGTTTGCTAAATTTTCCCATCTCTAGGTTGATTCCTTCTTTCTACAAGTCTATCAAGTTTTCTACTAAGCTCACCAAATTCTTCCCTTGCTTCGCGCCGTTGTAAATCCATCTTACCATCTAAGCCATTTAATCGTTTATCAAAATCCTGCTTTATTTCTTTATATCTTTCCTCACATGAATCCATATGAGATTCTAAAGTTGATCGTGTATGATAATTACCTGCTATCTTCCAGGTTATAATTACAATCCCACTAACTGCCGTAAATGTTAATCCAATTGCTGTTAGAATTTCATTCATTAGTCACGCTTAAGAAATACAGTAGCATCTCCAGTTGTGCATCTTACAAATCCTCCAGCAACTACGGTTGGGGTATTCGCATTAACAGTTTGAGATGAAGAAAACGTAATATCTACGTCTACCTCTAAAGCTGTATCAGAATGAATAGTTACTTTCGGGGTAGGAAGAGCATAGATAACATCCTCAACTAAAGTATGAGCCGGTCCTATAGTTAAAGCTTCCCTTGGCATTTTTTACTCCGGATAACGAGAATCTTTAGCAACAATAAAATCACCAATACTTAAAACTCTATTATCATCTGGTAAATTCCTAAACACGTCATACTTATAAACTTCAGGATTAATATCAGTCTGAATGGAAGTTAATGGAACATAGAATTGTCCATCAGGCCCAGATAAGACAGTTCCAGGTATAGTTAAAATCTTAGTAGTAGTATTAAACTTTTTTGTTATAGTCATTAATATACTCCATCCTGTAATATCTATAATTGGACTCATAGTAAATGTAATAATTACATCTTCTCCCCTATAAATCTTAATAGCCTGATTTAGCGGCATTCTGAACCATCAGCAGGAAATTGAAGAGAATCAATATTAGCAGAAAAGTTTAATTCGTCTACTTTAGCCTTTAAAGAAATTTCCTCAACAAATCCATCTAAGCAAATATCAACCCCTCTAGGAGTTGGGAATGGAGGAACTACTGGATTATAAAAGAATCCTACACTAGTCCAAGGTAACGATCTTATCCTCTTAAATACTAACCACTCATTTTGATTAAATGGCTTAGTTCCTAAAACTTCTGTAAGATTAATTAAAGATGAACCAAATTCTGCTATCTGAGGTTTAATCTTAGCTTGAGGATTAGGCCACTTGTCTTGGAAAAAAGGTTTAACTATAATAGGGGGACCAAATAATGGAATAGCTGTATAATTAAGTCCTTGAGGTAATGTATGATGAATTGGATTAGGATTAAAAGAACTCTTAAAAGGCCCAGGTGGAACAGGCTTTACAAATTGGGTATAGTAACCTAACTCTCCTGCTAGAATCTTTCTAGATCTAGGAGGTATAAAGTTTAGATTAGTCCCATCTGTCATGGTATAAACTCATACGCTCCAATACAATAAGCTGAGCCTTGAGGTCTACTAACTCCATCAAAATCTACCGGAACAGCTAATAAAGTAGTCCCGGCATCCTTAGCCGGTGAACCGGAAAGAATATGAAAATCCGTCCCCCCAACAAATAAAGGATTAATACCAACTAAATTAGTTGACTGCATAACTGCTACAAGGTATCTTTCATTTGCTGAACCACTAAGATAAATAATATTATTTTTACTCTCGTTATTCACCCCTCCCTGAATTTCTAATCCCCATCGAGTATTATTATATATAGTATTATTATAAAATTTATTACCTGGAGATGTAGTGCAAACAATACCATCTAAATTATTATAAATTAAATTATTATAACATAACACTCCCGAACCAGCGCCACAAACAAAACCTCCGCCGTTTGGACTAGTTAATCCATTATTAAATAAACGATTATTTCTAGCTACATTTCCAGATTGATTAAATGTGTTACCATCATAAAACTGAATTCCATAAGCTTTATTATCGTGAATAGAAACACCTTCTATTAAATTATTATCTCCCGCAAGATAAATACCATGATCTAAATTATCTCTAACTCCATTATTAAAAACTTCCCCTCCAGTTATCCATAAATCATGAGTATTATTAGTAGATAGATATCCAACAAATCCTCCCCTCGTTGCTTTACAATTATCAAATTTAATATGATGTGCAGTCCCGGCTATTCTTATAGCTGCTGAAATTCCGACCTTAGTTACATAATCTACAGTAATACCAATAAAAATAATAAATTGAGGAACACCAGAATTACCTATATTTATTTCTTTAATTATAGGGATTTCACTTTCATAATTTCTAACAGTAATTGCATTATCATAATCAATTCCAGAATTAAAAGTTACTAAATTATCAATTATTACATTATTAGGAGAACTATATGTTCCCCCTCTAACCCCTATAACTTGTCCAGCTACAGCAACCTGCAATGCATGTTGTAATGATGCCCAAGGATCATTAAAAGTTCCGGGATTTAAATCACTACCTGTCGGAGATACAAAGAAATCATAATTAATTGGCGGGGGAGGGGGCGGAGGTGGAGGTGGAGGTGGTGGATCATGATCTAATATAAATTGACCCACCTTTTTACCTTTACCTTTACCTTTACTTTTACTCAAATAACTTCCATTATAATATGAGAGCCAAGTAATCCAGGTGAACCTCCAGTAAAAGCACTTAAAGAAAGCTCACCTAAAGATGCAACATTACCAAGTAATGAAATTCTCTCATCTTCATAATATACCCATCTAACAGTCCCCCCAAAGGCATTAAATGACAAATTAAGTAAGATACCTAAAGTAGAACTACGCTGGGGTTTAGTTGTAGAAATAGCAAAACTAGTAGGAACAGAACCTGGAGCAGTTGTAGATGGATCTAATGCGGCAAGTCTACCTGCTGTTAAAGTAGCTCCTACAGTAGAATCTCTTCCTACTACCATAAATGTCGGAGCTGATGCAGATGCCTGTCCTCCTAATTGAACTTCTCTTAATTCTGCTCGTTGAGTAGAACTACCCCCTTGCACAGAATGATGCCCACTATCAGTAAAATTAGTGGCATCTGCTACTGCTACTGGTGTCCAAGAAGGAAAAGCTCCGGAATATCGGGGCATCTTAATCTCCTAACAATTTGGCAATAGGATTACATTCCTTATTGCAAATAGGATTATCGCAAATATAATGATCACATTTAGAACAATATCCTCTAGGTCTTTTTCTTAAAGGATTAAGAATCACTTGTGCTCCACAATGGGAACAAAACTGAACATCTCGCTCTTCAATCTTACCAGCTCCAGCTATAATTATTGAATTGCGTAATTTAATAGGGACTTCTTCTGGCTTTATTCCAGGTGAATCCTTATGATCTATAATAAGATAACTACTATGATCTGATAGAGATCGCTTCATAATCCATACCAGGAATAGGATGGAAATAAATAACCTCTATTAAATTACTTGATCCACATACTTGGCATATATCAGATCTAGCAGGATTTCCTGTTATAGATTCTGGTCTAGAATTAAATAGCATTGTCGGACTAATATATTGTCTTTTACAATCATTACAATATTTTCTTATATGCCTATACATTGTTCTAAATCCCCATTAGATATCTTACGAAGAAATAGTAATAGTCGTGGTAAGTCCCGAAACCGTCATCGTGATAGTAGCAATGTTAGAGTAATCAAATTCCTTGATTCCTTCATCTTCCGTAAAGAATCTGAAAACTCTTCCATAGAAATCATACTCCATTCGGAGAACATCTGAAAGGACAATAGCTGTTGCTGAAAGATCAGGTCCGGCTTTCGCAGTTACGGTAGCAGTTCCAGTTCCGGGCATTTTGATTCTCCTTAGATTGTTGACTATTGATTAGTGGACTAGTTAGTCGATCTACTATTTAGACCAGGACCTATATTTCGATCCCCGATCGCCGAATTAAATTGGTAGAAGGAAATAGAATCTCTGCCTATTTTTGCGGCAAGGCTACCATCATGGCCCCGTTAATTGATTCATTTTACACTTTGACGGAACACGCAAGAAACCCTCTACCAAACTTTAACCAACCTCAATAACCTCATAATCCTCTACCTTCTTTTGATTAGGTAGATGAAAATGAAGCACAGTGCTAGATCCGTCTTTACTACGTCCGTGAATCTTCTCTACAATCCCAGATAACTTCGATGCGGCATTAACCAGGTCAATAGGCTTATCAATATCAGCAGGATTAAATAAGTCTAAAGTAGCCATTAACTTAGTGATAGTTTTATCCTCAATTTGATGCCTTACTGATAGGATGTTCTCTTTAGTCTCTTCCTTTACATCTTTTCCATCTTTGTATTTTGATGCAGAGCTTTGCGGAACCCCATTAATTTTCGCCGCTTCAGAAGCTCCAAGATTTATCGCATCATAGGCAACTAGTTCTTTAGTTAATTCGTCTTCCCCTTTATCCCTCTTTCCTACCTCACTATGAATAACTACACCTTTATCCTCACTACCTACTAAGTCCTCAATCTTGATTTCTTTGATTTCTTCTTCCTCAGAAATTATATTCATAAGATTCTATGAAAATTCATTTCTCCCCTACACCGAGGACGACTACAGCCTAGCACAGATTTTCCCCTTTGTCAATAGGCTGAAAGTTCACCTAAGAATATTAAGATTTATTTAGCTCCAACTAATTTTAATAATTCTTCCATAGTTTTAGGCTTATTAATTTTCTTTTTATCTTCATAAGATTTTCTAGATTTTTCTTTCCAGAAATTAGTAGAGCAATCTTTACAACAAAATTTTTGATTTAACAAACCTACGAAAGTATTTCCACAATAACAAACCCTCTCAACTTTAATAGTTTCTTTTCTAGGATGATCAATTTCCCAGTGATTAAGCCGGCAAACATCACTGCAAAACTTTTTATTACTTCGACCAATAAATTCTTTTTTACAATACAAACATTCTTTTTTGCTGAGAGATGGAAGTTTTTTATTAAACTTTAGTTTCTTAGGTCTCCCTCTTTTACTTTTCTTTATAGTTTTATTCTCATTATTAAACTCCCACTTTAATTGTAATTTTTTCTGAATTTCAATTCCATGTTCTTCACAAAAGAACCCTTCAAATTGCTCCCCTACTAAAACATAGGTTGATAACTTACCACATTCATTTTTATTACAAACTTGCAGGTTTACAGATAATAAAACATACTGAAGATTCATTCGTCCCCTCCAGGTGACACCAACCGTGTAAATCCTTCCCTATCAGTCACTTACAGCCCCTCCCCCTTACCCCTACTTCTACCCCTCCCTAAAATACCTTTTGCAACGGATTCTATACACCCTCAACGGATTTGTCAAGATATTCCCATACCCTAGCCTACCCCCAATTTTCCGAAATTTCACCTAACTTTATTATAGTATCTTTCATATGGGACCCAATATAACAGGATTCCTTTATTTATGGAACCTATTTTTTATTACATTAGAGATAGTTGGATACCTCCGCTCCAGACGCCCTACTAAATGGGACCCGAGACCTTCCTATGGGTAGGGTATATGACCTATAATATAATTGGTATGATAGTTGCAAGTAAAATCAAATGGCATAGATTTTGAATAGGCCGGCGATGGCATAGGTATTGCATATATCTATTGGTATAACAATTGCATGGACCGGAAAGAGAAGGGACATCGAAGGTATCTGATAGGCAGACTAATCTCAGATAAGTAGACAAAAGTCAACCATCGCAGGACTAGTAGCACTAGATATGGTATGGTTGATAGGGTAGGATACTAGATATGGATGGCATGGGGGTTGTATATATAACAGAGTAGACAATCTCTCTCCCAGGGGCGAGACATACTAGAATGGCAGGTATTTAACCTATAGTCGGCCGTGGGGGACTGAACGGAGGTAAAGATATGAGAATCCCTAGATACTCCCTCTATCAGAAGCGCGATGGTAGATTCTACAGAGTATCACCATACGCTTTCACAATCGTAACTGCGCTCCACTACTTCTCAGATAGGTTGGCGCAGGACTTGTCACTCATTCTTCGTCGAGTCTAGTTTAGGTCTAGTTTAGGCTGTCCCCGAAATAGGACACAAAAAGTTTCGGGGCTAGCCTAAAAAAGACTTGACAAGCTCAGAACGGCGTGATAGACTGCTTTTCGTTCGACGCTATTTGACAATTGGAGGACAGATACATGAGACTGAAGGGACGCTTTGACGCGGAAGAGAAGGCAGACGAGGTAGTGCGAAAGGAATCTACCCACGACGTAAAGAAAGGGTTTTTCTCAATCAAGGTCAAGGGAACCGAGCCTGGTAAGTATGCGTATGAGTCTGACGCTGAGCCTTTCGAGTATAAGGAAACAGACTCACTGGTAAACGCGCTCAGGCTCGAAGGCGCAAACCTTACCGATGATGCCATTAGCTTTATCAACGAAGCTCTGGCAGGTGAGGAAACTGGAAAGGCTGTTAAGGAGGTCATTACCATCTATAATGACCGAATGAAAGCCGATGCTAAGAGTTCCGCTTATGCCGCTATCGCTAATGAGCATAAGCCTGTAACCGCTGAGTCTATCGAGAATTCTAAGGCCCGTATGGTCAGAGATTTTATGCGGCAGACCAATTGCGATGCTGAGGTCGCAATCAATAAGCTCCGTGAGTTTGTTCCTAACTTCAAGGATTATACTCTCGCAGAGTTCCAGGCGAATAAGGGGCGAGTCTAATCATAACCTAATCCGTCCCTGAAAAGGTCCTAGGCTGGAATATATCTAGTCTAGGACCTTTTCTATTTTATATGACTACAAAAGACATAGCTTGGACTGCTGGATTCTACGAGGGAGAAGGTTGGATAGGTCGAGTAGGTAAAAATAATAAATACCTCCGTATATCTATCAGCCAAAAACAGAAATGGCCCTTAGAAAAGCTCCAATATTTGTTCGGTGGAGCAATCTACAAGGCTAAAAATAATACCGGTGGTTTCTTTATGTGGACTCTCACCAATGATACTACCATATTAGGTTTTATCCTTACCATTTACTGTTTTCTTTCCCCAGGTAAAAAGCTACAAGCAATGAAAGCATTATCATTAGATGAAACGCCGATGAAATTGGTATGGATTCAGGCACAGATTGACCTCGAATTGATTGCAATCTGGTTAGGGCCAGCCGAGGCTAACCCCTTGTCGTTCCTAGACTTAGACTGACCCCTCCCCCTCCCCGGGGGGTTCAATGGGGGGGTATGGTAGGGGGTAGGTAGGGGTAGTATAGTAGTAGTGTTATTCTATTATTATTATCATTATTATTACTAACTACACTACCTACTGTCCTATCCAGATGACACTGTCCTCTACTAGGGACACTTGACTAGGGTCGGGTAGGTGTGGTAGGATATGGGGATAGAGGGAGGGGATTGGCTAAGTGGTGCAGGTTCAAGAGTTTAGGGTCGATCGGGCGAGGCCGAATCAGGACCGGGCCGGGGCCAAATCAGGGTCAGACCTAGCACGGATGGCTGATAGCTTCACGGGATTATCAAAGGATTAATCATCATGGCATACAAATTAGAGTATTGGGCCGATGATAACAGTATCGGACAAATTCAGCTTAAGTCCGTTAGACTGCACTCAATTGAAGAGGCATATCCCTTAAGTCTAGAGCATAACAGGCCTAAAGATTGTGTAATGGTCACAGTTAGACGGACTGACAAGCAATCTCCTAATGAAAAGCTGATTTGGATTAAGCCTGGATATGTAGACCCTTGCTTACTTGGAAGTGAAGATATTTGAATAAAGCTCATAAGGGTTTTATTGAGGTATCCTAAAATTAGAGGTTTAGAATTTGGACAAGTATTGCCAGTCCTGCATAGAGCGTTATAAGATTACTAAGCCGGCGACGCGGCAATGGGCGGAGAACTATTATATTTGTGATGAGTGTTTCCAACCTCTCATAAATAATGTTCTAGGAATACCTACAGATTCTGACATCGCCTCAAAACCTCTAGATAAAGAATCTCCTATGGTAAATCAACTATATGATTTACTAGAGGTTCCACAGCATCTTAGAACCTACAATCAGGATAAGTTCCTAAAGGTTTATACAGACCTATTCAACTATCAGTCTACCATGATTGCTAACTTGGAGCTTAAGGACCTAGTTAGCAAGCTTGAAGAATATCGGCTAATGTTTTCGGTTATCAAAAAGGGATACGTGGAAGCCTATGTATCCAAGATTGATTCTCTGAAAAGAGAAGCCAGAGCGCAAGCTGGATTGGCTGGAGAAGAAAAGAGTAGGAAAGAACATAGTAAAGTTAAGCCTAGCAATGTCAAACTTTCTCAGCAGGAATCTTTAGCAAAGAGACTGGGTATTTCTGTTGAGCAATTAGAAGCGGCCTCAAAGTTTGCTAAGGTTGAACAGACTGCAAAGAATGAGGAATCATTTAATACCATGATTGGTAAAGATGATGGACAATGTAGAAAAGCCTATATTAAAGATGGGAAGCCTATCATTTGTAGATTGAGTAAGGGGCATGAGGGAGAACATAACTAGGTCAGCGACCGCAGGTCGAAGTAACAGTCCACAATATCCGGAATATAAATGTCAAGCATAAAAGAAAAAATCAAAGAATTTCTAGAATCTTTCGATGAACATTCTTTCTATGTAGTTATTATAGAGGATTCTACAGGCGATGTGGAACATCTCTATAATGCTTGTCCTGTTTGTATTAAAGACGAGATAGATAGATTCATCGAAGATGAAGGAATTGAACATATAAAGGATAGGGGGATACATTGAATACAGATTTAAGAGTAATCACAAGATTCCCTCCTAAGAATTTTCTTACCTTGGGCACAGTCCTATCCCTACTACCGTTTAAAGGTAAGAGGATTAATGATTTTGTCTACGTAGTTCCAGACCATATTTCAGAATTCCGTAGCTTGCTTTGGGAGCTTAAGGATTATAAGGTATCTTCTGTATCGGGTGGAAGTATTTGGTTAATTAAAAGATGATAGGAATAGTTAAATTTCCATTAAGTTTAGTTTCTGCTACCTTACTAGGATATTATATCTACAGGCTCAGCATAAACTTTAGTATTAGAGTAGATAATATATGGTAAGAACTATAGATTGCCAAACCTGGTGTGATGCTGAACTAAAGAGACACGGTCTTACATCTTGGAAAACAATCTTTACTAAGTCCGGTAAGTGGATAGCAAGATGTTATTACGATGAGCGTAGAATCGTGTTTAACATCTTGCATCTAGCATCTCGCAGCGAAGTAGAAGTTAAGCAAACTATTCTACATGAAGTAGCCCATGCTTTGGTAGGTCCAGGTTTTGGACATAATGAAGTATGGCGGAATAAAGCAAAGGAATTAGGTTTAGAGAATCCTTTACCTTGTGCTCCCTCAGATGTAGATGCTGGACGTAGTATTAATGAAGCTGAGACTCCTAAGCGGACTTTTAACCGGCTCAACATACTTTGCCCGGTTTGTAAGGTTCAGGCTGAAGAAACTTCCAGTGCAGTTATAAACGGTAAAAGATGGTCTCGGTTAAAGTGTGGCCATTTAATAAAGAAAGAAGTTCTTTCAGATTCTTTCAATTTCTCTGATTGGACTAGCAAAACCGGCAAGAAACTTTATCCATTTCAAATTGAGGGAATTAAGTTTCTAGAATCTTCAGGTGGCCGTGCTTTAATAGCTGATGAGCCAGGACTAGGTAAAACTCTACAAGCATTAGGATTCCTTTACGCTAATAAGGAGCAGGTTAGTCCTACTCTTTGGGTATGTAAGACTACCCTTAAACTTCAGACTGTTAAGGAAGCTCTAGATTGGTGTGGGCCGGAATTCATGGCTCAAATCATTTACAATCCAAGAAACATTATTATTCCGGGTTTGAGACTTTATATTATTTCAATGGATTTGTTGAGAAATATGAAATCTGAAACCTTGGATTCTATTAACTTTAAAACAATCATCGCAGATGAGATTCAGCATTTCAAGAATCCTGATTCAACTAGGACGGCTGAACTTAGAAAACTCGTAAGCCGTTCAAGTTATTTCATTGCTCTATCAGGAACCCCCTGGAAAAATAGAGGACAAGAATATTTTCCTGTCCTTAACATGATTGACTCTTCTAAGTTTCCAAGCTACGCATCATTTAAGAATAGATGGGTAGACTACTATACCGATCCTAAGACCTTTAAGGTTAAGCAAGGGGGAATTAGAAATATTCCTGCGTTTAAAGAATATACTAAAGACTTCATTGTCAGAAGATTACGCGATGAAGTTCTCCCTGATCTTCCTAAGATTAATAGACAAATAAGGTTTATTGATATGGAAGGTTTGTATCAATCATCTTATGACAAAGCTGAGGCTAAGGTAGCAGCGGTAATCCGCTCAGCGATGATTGATGGTAAGGATGCCCAATCTATTGCATCTGAGATAATGCTACTTAAGCATATCACAGGATTAGCTAAGGTTCAGCCTTGTATTGAAGATATTCAGGAATTTCTAGAACAGACAGAAGATTTTGAGAAGATTACTATCTTCCATCATCATATTGATGTAGGTGATAATCTCCAACAGGGAGATAAAACTACCTATAAAGGTTTGGATGAATGGCTAGTAAACAACGGATATAATAAGTCTCTCCGTCTTTACGGTGGTAGAAGTCCAGAAGAAAGAAATGATGTAATAAATAAGTTTCGTGACGATATCCGTAATAGGGTTCTCATTGCTTCAACATTAGCATCCGGCGAAGGATTGAATATTCAGTTTTGCCAGAATGCTGTAATGTTAGAGAGACAGTGGAATCCAGCTAATGAAGAACAAGCAGAGCTAAGATTTTCTAGACCACTAACAAAAGGAGAATTACCAGATTACCTTCATCACATTGTAGACCGTCAGGTTTCTATCCGTATCCCTTATTACATAGCAGACCAGACTGTAGATTCTATGCTTACTGATATTGTTGAACGTAAAAGGATAGCATTCAGAAATTCTATGGATGATGCTGGTATGACTTGGGATACTAATGAGATGATGAAGGAATTAGGGGAACTAATTGTTAAGAAGGTTTATGGGGGAAAGAGATAATGGAATCAAGTGCAGATTTTTACGGATTATATAATGTTAAGGTAACTTTTATAAATGGAGGATTTAAAACTTACAATAAAGTTTACATAGACCGTGAAGAGTATAAACTTGGCAGATTAGTTCTTACTTCAAAATCGGGTATAGTTGAATTATCTAGTGAAAAAGGGGAATGGAAAAGTATTGATTATAGGAGTAGCCCTGTAGGAGAATAGGAAGGTTTATGGAAGAAAATAAATACTATAGGGTTTATCGTATTTTTACTAAAACTCATAAAGAATCTAGATGGTTTGTTTATGCTGACTATGGTCAGGATAAGGAGGGAGCACTAGAAAAAATAAAGGTCCTACTTGCTGAGCCTCATGGACCTTATGGAGTAATGCTACAAACTGTAGATATAACGGAAGAGATTTGTAACGAGAGAGAATATTACTAATGATTAGACAAAAACCGGTTAAAGGTGGTAGGTCATATCTATCTGGAGCTTTTATCAAGTCTATTGATAGAGAAATTAATCGTCAAGCCAAGATGTTCAACGTCTCTAGGTCATTTGTTATTGCAACAGCGGTAGCAGATTCTCTAGGAGTTAAAGACCAAGAAGATTATAAGACTAGGGATAATATTAAGAGATTTAGGAGAAGGGCATAATGAAACATCTAACATGGCGCGAACTTAAAGAAAAAATTAATCTTATAGACGAGTCCAAATTAGACAAAAAGGTAGTCATAGCATTTGAGACAGATGAAATGTATACCTGTATAGATTTACTTTATCATTTTGAAGATGAAGAAGGTGAACCTTTTATGGTAATCAAGATATGAAATCTATCATTCTCTCAACAATTCAGTCCAATCAAGCAATATCAGGCGTTCAACTAGTAATGAAAGTAATGCAAGTAATTAATCCTAATAAATTTTCTAAAGAACAATACTTGAAAGATCTAGAAGAATTAATCTACGAGTATAAGATTCGTCGTCTTATTCTTACTCCACCGTCCGGTCCGCGTTCACATGTTTATATTTTAGCAGGAACTCAGATTGACGGTTGACCTAGAAACAGCCCTAGCAATACGGGAATGGGTATATAAAAGAGTAGGACCTATATCCCATGAATTTGATGAGAAAGTCCATGAATTCTTGAAAGAACTAGATAGGTTTATAGATGACAGTGAAAAAACTGAAGGAACTACTAGAAAAGATTCCTGATGATTATGATGTTTATCTTTTAAGAAAGAATAGGGCATTAGAGGAAACTAGATTAGTTGTTGATGTAGAGGTTAAGAATCTTGAAGGTTGGAAGATAGTAATAAGGACTAAGTAAAATGACTACATGGATACATATACTTTTGATTATTTATATAAGTGATTCATGTTAGGGTATTAGCGACTATGCCGGCGCTGGAAAGGAATAAGAAAATTGTAGACTCGTGTGCAGTTCTTATTGCTTGTCCTAAAGAACATCAACATTCTATTAGGTCCGGCACCTGGGCTACCTTTAGATACGCATGGAAACAGAAAGTGGAAACTATAATCATTCCTCCTTTGGAGAGGGAATATGAATCTTGACATTATCTATGACATTTATATTAAAATTCAGGCGGGGAGCTGGATTAAATATATAAATGAGTTTGACGAGGTTAAAGCTAATCAAATAGCTATGATTCTTTCTGGTAATTCTAATGTTACCGGAGTTAAGATTGCAAAGATTCATAGAGTTATTATTGATGAACAAATCATTTCTGATTCATCTTATATGGTAGCAGATCATGACCCTAACAGTTGATTGTAATATTGATAAGCTATTCATTGATGGAATAGAAATTCCATTAAAAATACATCACCCCGCAGATTTAGTTGCAGTCCTAACATATATCTTTGATGCGATGGAACCGGACGGGTTATCTCTAGTAATGATTAACGAAGATAAAAGATTGACGGTAGGGGAATGGTAAAGCTTATTAGATTCCTTTATCGTTGGTTCAAGTATTACCGTCATGATGATTATCTTAGAGTAAAGAAGGAGTGGTATGACTCATAGATTTGTCCATCAAGAACTAGAGAATGAGTATCTTGGTATTATTATCAAGATTCATACAGATGGTAAGGTAACTCTTCAAACTGATGAAACAGAATATGATGAGATTACTATTCCAGCATCAACTATCTTTAAGGCTCGGGATACTCTATCAGTAACTAGAGCCGGAGACGGATTTAAGCCGTTGACAGTAAAGAATCATGATGTAATGATTGAAATTAAACCTAGTGGAGATGTAAAATTTGAACGGTCTCCTGAGGATGTTATCACTGTGCCTAATAGAGTAATCTATAAGGCTGCAAGGATGTTGAGGGTGACTAAGAGTATTGAATACGACAACGACTAATGATTACCATCACCCTAGACTCCCAAGTCCTATCAACCTTTATGTCCTGTCCCCGGAAGATGGACTATACCTTTAATAGACATCTTAAATCTATTTCTGGTCCATCTTCATCTTTACTTAAAGGTTTACTATCTCATGATGGATTACATGGATATTGGAAAGCCAGGATAGATGGTAATGATTATCAAGAATCTTCCCGTATAGGTCTTGAATATGCTAAGCAGAAAGCTAATGAATATCCAGACTTAGACCCTGAAGACGGACTAATGGTATTCAAGAATCTAGTTGAATACTATAAGTTTACAGCTTCGCTTAATTGGATTCCCCTATTCACAGAACAAATATTTAAGTTTGTTGTGTATGAAGATTCAGTTCTGAACTACCGTATTGTCCTCACTGGCCGGATTGATTTAGGTATCAAGACTCCCCAACTTTCTATTCTACCTATCGACCATAAGTCAGAATCCGAGAGATGGTTTTACTCTGTAATGAGTAATCAGTTTAAAATCTACGCGATCGCCTGTAAAACTAATCTTTTAGGAGTTCAGAGATTCGGATTCCAGAAAACTAGGAGTCCGGAGGAAAGATTTAAGCTAGAACTTCTTTCATTTGATTCTGATCTTCTTGATGAGTTTAAGAATGTAACTCTACCATACTATGCTAAGCAGATGATGATTTGTCAGGAATCAGGTTATTACCCTCCTAATAATACAGCGTGTGTGCAAGGGCATTTTAAGTGTCCATTCAGTGATGCTTATAATAATGGGGGGATTTGTGGGGTTAGTA